GACGCCCAACTACTTGTTGAAGAATCTTCCCTGCCATCGGGCATGGATGCGGGTGGGTAATCTTTTTCTTTGAAGCATTTGCCAATAAGTTTCGTCTGTATTCCTATTGTCACAAGATGACACCTTGTGGTAATGCAACTTTTGGGCGTGGTGTTGTGGTAGGCGTGGAGATCGCGCTTCAGGCTTGGGATTGTAGCAAATTGTTAACGGGGGTTAACGAGTCAGTAGCCGCATGAATCAGTAGCCGCGCCTTTTTAGGCTTATGCCAAGGAAATTTGTTTATCAAGGGGTTACGGGGCCGACTTCCTACAAGGATGGTCAATTTGCCGCCGACATGGTCGAACATCGGGCAGACCAGCAGAAAGCGAAACAAGTTCTACGCCACCAAAACTTTTTACACAAAGCCCTCAAGTCTATGAACAAGCTCAACAAGCATGATAAGGATATGCAGAAGTTGAAGAGCAATAAGTACGGCACATGAGCGAAGAGATTTACACTTCAGTCCTCGACGATATTAAAAGCCGGACTAGTTGGGAAACCCGTCAGGGCTTGTGGTATCAGATGCGTACTGATGGGCTGGCTCGGAAGGCCAAGCCTTGGGGTCGCGCAGCGGATATGCATTTCCCGCTGATTGACACCACCATTAACAAGCTAAAGCCCAGTTTCTTTCAGCAGTCTATGGGGTTGGATGTGTTGGCAACATTCGTGCCGATGCGCCAGCAACTTTCCGCTTTCACCGCCACCGCCGAACAATGGTTCAGCTACAAGCTCCATGAGAAATCCAACTACTCCACGGAGGTAATGAGTTGGATTGATTATATGCTCACAAGTGGTCGTGGAATTATTAAAATTTTTTGGAATCCGGATAAGAAGCAAGTGGAGTTTCAGTCCGTTGATCCTATGCACCTAATCGTCCCGCCTTGGACGAAGGATTTGGAGGGGGCAGACCGCATCACACAAGTCATACCAATGAGTATGGATGCGTATAAGCGCGCTGGCATCTACGCCACCAGTGAAGAGGTGATGAAGAAGCTGCGGGGTGGGAAAGTTGAAGATACTGGCATTTCCTCGGAGTACCTTAACAAGCGGGAAATCCGCGAAGGACTCACTCATTCCGAGGACAAAGACCAGATTATTGTCTGGGAAGTTTACACCCAAGACGATGAAGGCAAATGGACAGTGCAAACATTCTCGCCACAAGCTCCGGAAGTGAAGCTGCGCGATGATATGGAAGTTCCGTTTGACCACGGAAAACCGCCCTTTGTCGGGTGCGAGTACGAAATCACTGACGGAGGTTGGTACAGCCCGCGCGGAGTGTGCGAAATGCTCGCGCCTTTCGAGGCCGCTCTTTGCAAGTTGTGGAATGAGAAACTGGACAGTGCCACACTGTTTAACCAGCCCATGTTCCGCTCCGAACGCGACCTGCCGAACTCCATCAATTTGCGGATGAAACCTGGACAAATCCTACCGTTCGGTATCGCGCCGGTTACCATGCCTCAACCGCCGCTGGATTTTGATAAGGAAATAGTCCGCACTCAATCAATAGCTGAAGGGCGTGTCACTGTACCCGATTACGGTATCACTCAAGTGATGAATACCCGTGACCGGCGCACTGCCACGGAAATTGAATCCATCAATGCTCAATCGGCCCAATCAATGGACTTGCGACTGCGCCTGTTCCGTCAGGCATTGGGTAAGATGTTCCGGCAAGCCTACGAGTTGCTGATTCAGTACGACAAGAAATCGCTCCAATTCCGGTTCCTAGAGGATTCGCTCAATGTCGATCCGGTGGCACTACACGATGACTACCAAATTGAACCGCGCGGCGGCATGGACATGGTCAGCCGACAAATGCTGCTCAATAAGGCAGTGCAACGGAAAATGCTCTTGGGCCAAAGCCCGTGGATTGACCAAGTCGAACTGGATAAGTCCATCCTTGAACTGGAAGACCCTAGCCTCATTGCCCGTCTGGTGCGTGATCCGCAAAACAAGGTGCAGGATGAGGTGGAAGACGAGCAACGGACAATCCCAGCGTTGCTGTTAGGGCAAAATGTTGCAGTCAAACAATACGAAAATTTACAGGGCCGGATACAGGTGCTGATGGGTTTCATCGAGCAATCCCGTGCAACCGGCCAACCTATAAGCCCGCAAGGGCAGCAAGCAGTACTGGCCCGTTTGGGCGGACTGATCAGCGCGTTGGAGGTAGTCGATGCCAACACCGCGCGCGCGTTGCGGAAAGATGTGCAGAAGTATCTAGAGACAACTGGAATCATCGCAAACCAAGAGGAAGCGCAAATGCCACAAGTTCCCGTAGATGCCTCCATCCCGCAGCCTGAAGTCGCGCCGGAGCCGCCAGTACAACCGCAGGAAGCAGTAGCCTAATGGCAAGAGATAAAGACAAAATGAAATGCAACTCGCCGCGCCGAATCACAAAAGGCGAAGCGGGACATGGAAGAAAAAAGTTTGTTGTCAAGGCTTGCTCCGGTGGCAAAGAGAAAATTGTCATGTTTGGTGATGCCAACATGGAAATAAAAAAAGACAACCCAGAGAGACGCAAAAATTTCAGGGCCAGACATAACTGCGCTGAAGCAAAAGACAAGATGTCTGCGAAATACTGGTCATGCAAGGCGTGGTAGTTAATTGATAGTTTTAATATTAACTTTGTTTATTATGGCTGATAAAAAACCAAAAATAGTTGAGCTTCCTTTTCCTTCAGGGATAACATTAGGTGAGCCTGAAGCCCCTAACACAGACCCAACAAAAGGCTTTGTGACTCCACCGAAGAAATCAGCGGCTCAAAAGGTTCCGAGTTACGTTAAGGGTTTTCTTGACCCGTCTGGCGAAGAAAAAAAACGGCAAGATCGCCAAAAATCTGAAGAGAACAGGGAGTATCCACTTGGCAAGCATGATAGCGGTTATCACGTTATTAAGGGGCCAACGGTTTATACTGGAGGAATGTTTGGGCTGCCTAAAGAAGAGGCTCCAGAGTTAAGGGAGGATACAAGGATTCCGGTTAGCTCTAACGCATATTCATCAGTCACCGACATCAAGGATGCTGACTTACCTATAAATGCGGCAGAATATTTTTCAAAAATGATATTGGAAGGTAAGGATCGGCCTAAAGAAAAGAAAGACGCAAATTCGAGAACTTTAAAAGAGGCATACGATGAGGATTTAATGGCCGGTATGGCATTACTGGCAGACGAACACCCCAACTTTGACCAGACCAGAGAGAACGCAGAACGATTGCTTTGGAAATTACCGCTAAAAGGTGGGCCTCGATCTGAAAGTCCAAGCAGGAAAAGTATAATTATCAATCGATTAAAGAAAAAATGAAGGGCAAGAAAAAGAAGACCAAGAAGGTTAAGTACTAATGCGACTTTTTAGATTCATCCGCATCGCTTGGGCGATGAGTAGCAGGTTGCCTTGGGTGGAGGACGCCGAATGGGAAGCGGATGATATCAATGCATTGCGCCAGTTTCTGGTTAGCAAGCAGGGGCGGAAGTTCCGCCGTTTACTACTTAACATGGTGCTGCGCCAAAACGCTCTGGTGGCAGCGCAAACGGACAGAAACAAGTTACAGCATGAGGCTGGCTTTGCTAACGGCATGAGAATGACCGTTCATACTGTCGAATCTCTGGCTCGCGAGATCGAGCCGGTAGACGAACTTTCATCGGACGTATTCGGGGTCGGACGTTCGATGAGTGAAGACCCCACAGCACGGCGCGCGTTTTGATTGCGTATGCGCGACGAGGAACAGCAATTATTATTGGAGCGTTAAATGCCTGAAGAAAATGCAGAAGTAACTGAAGAGCAACTGGTTCAAGCGGCATCGCAATATGATGCCGCCATCGAGGCCGGTGAAGAGCCTGAAGTCACCATCGAGGAGCAACCCGAAAGTGATGAAGGTGATGTAACCGAAATCAAAGAGCAGATGCAGGAAGAAGCCGAGCAGGAAGAACAGGCATCGGACGCTGAAGAACAGTCCAGTTCAGAAGAACCGGAACCGGAAGAGAAGGCAGAGGAGAAGCCGGTAAGCAAGTACGAGAAAAACCGCAAGAGGCAATCTGAAGCATGGGAGAAAATAAACTCCCAGAAGGAAGATGCCAAAAAGCGGGAAGCAGAGTTGGAGAAGCGCGAAAAGGAGTTGGAAGAACAACGCCAGAAAGTAGCTGCCAACAAAGGCTATCGTGATGAAGACGGGCATTCCGCTGATGACTTCGAGAAGGCGGCAAAAGAGTTCGACCAAGAAGGTGAATCCGACTTGGCGACAGCGGCCAGGAAACGCGCGGAGGAATATCGCGGGCGAGATAAAGAAGCCCAAGAACAATCTTCCCGCGCTGAAGTCGAACAGATTCGGACGAGCCAGCAAAATGAATTGCGGGAAAAACATCCGGAACTCAACGACCCTAACTCGGAGTTGTTTAAGGAAGTCGCGTCTCTCATGGCTACCTATCCAGTGCTGCAATTTGATCCATACGGATTGAAGGCGGCGGTGGATGTAGCTCAATTGCGCCAAAACTCAAAAGAAGCCGACTCCCTACGGGAACGGGTAGGTGAACTGGAGCAACTGGTTAACAAATACGAAAAGAAAACATCAGTGGGGGGAGGATTTACCACCGCCAAAGTTTCTGGAGACAGGAGTTTTGACGATATGGACGTTGGCGAGCAGGACAATTATTTGCTCCAAGCTGCGATGGCCCATGACGATAGCCTCTAGCCCGCTACTAACACAAAGATAATATTATGGCTACTAACACTAGTACCTCATTATCCGACCAGTATCAGAATCATTTCAGCAAGAAATTGCTGTCCTATGCTGTTCAAGCACTGGTTTTGGATCAATTCGCAGAGAAGGTCGCCCTTCCTGCAAAGGCCGGAAACAAGGCAATCTCGATGTTCCGTTATGGCGCGCCGAGTACGTCTGGTATTGAAACCCTCTCAACCGAGGGAACCAAACCATCGGGAACCCGTTCCCTCTCGCTCACCAAAATTGACAAGTCGCTCATTCAGCGCGGTCAGGTGATTGAGTTGACGGACATCCTGACTCAAACCGACCTGTTCAACAGTCTCCAGCAAAGCATCAGAACTCAAGGTGAAGATGCTGCTCTGGACTTGGACACGCTTACTCGCAATACGCTGGTGGGTTCCAATGTGGCTGGTGACGCTAAAGAAAACGGCGATGGTTCTGCTCTGGACAACAGCGACACTCTTACCGAGATGTACGCTGGTGGTTCCACGGACTACACCGACTTCTGCGCCACCACTTCCGGCAATACGCTGGCAGCGAGCGACATCCTTGATGCCGTGACCAAGCTGAAAATCAATCGCGCTACTCCTGCCAAAGGCGGAATGTATGTTGCGGTGGTCAGCCCACAGGTCTTGAGTGATGTGATGAAGGTCAACGAGTGGTTGAATGCCGCCCAATACAGCAATGTTTCCGAACTCTACAAGGGTGAGGTTGGTTCGTTGTTTGGTGCTAAATTCATCGAAACCACCAATCCGTTTGTTAGCGGAAACGCCAACACTGCGGACGATGATCGTTTCGATTATGACGCTTCTGCTGGAAACGGCGTTGCTGCTGACAAGAACGTGTACGCCACCCTGTTCCTCGGACAACAGGCATACGGTGTGCCGAACTTGGGTTCGCAGTCTCCGTTCAGCCCGAAGGTCATTATTGCGGACGGGCCGGACAAGAGCGATCCACTTGATCAGAAGATTAATGTGTCGATCAAATGCTATTGGGGTGCTTTGCGCCTCAACCCAGACAACTACGCCATCATGCGCTCCAAGACCGCATACAGTGGCTAAAAATAAAACAGACCATGCATAAAGGTAAGAAACCAAAAGGCGTGGTTCTTATGATCGCCGTGGGGGGTGGGGCTGAAAAGCCCCGCCTCTCCGGCAACTCGGAAATCAGTACTAAAAAGACAATGATTAAAATTCCTTTGGGCGCATTATCCAATATGGATGAAGAGGGTGATGCTGCCATGCCCGAAAATGGCGATACAGTTCAAATGAACAACGTCGAGGGCGTTGTCAAAAACATTGATGGCGAAGAAGCCCATGTTGAGCTTCAGACCGTTGAAGGCCAACCCATCGAGTACGTTGATCACAAGAAAGAGGATTCGGAAGAAGAATCTGATGAAGATCGCTTGATTCAGATGGCGGAAGAAGAGGACGAAAAAGCCGGTTACTAATTATGCCGATTTACCAGTTCAAGTCTGAAGGCGGCGAGGTCATCGAGGAGGTGGTTCCGGTTGGAACTAAAGACATCATTTTTGATGGAGAAAAATACTCCAGATGTTTGGAACCAACAGGGTTTGCCTTTACCGGCAACTCCACCGGAATGCCGTCCCAGACTGAACAGGTAAGGCGCGGGTATTACAAGTTGGAAACTGAAGGGGGTTCTGGTTTCAAGTCTTCATACAGTAAGAAACAAATCAAAAAGGCGTGGGGGATTTAAATGGCAACTTTACAGGGGCGGACTATTGCATCGAGCTACACTGAACTGCTCAAAACGACATCAAGTAGTGGCGTTACCTCGTCTCTGGACACGGTGCAGGACGGTGACGCTACCGATTCCGCACTTCAAATTTCTGATGCGGCGGTCAAATCCACCGGCACGTTAACTTCCACCGGAAACTTTGACGTAGCCACGGACAAACTTACGGTCAACGCGACTAGCGGGAATACTGCCGTAGCCGGTACTCTGGATGTCACAGGCCAAATTACCGGCAATGTCACTGGCAATGTCACCGGAGACGTAAAAGCTACAGACGGCACTTCAGTTCTCGATAGTGGCACGGACGGAACTGACGCAACTTTCACTGGTACAGCCACCAAGGCCGACCAACTTTCTACTGCCAGGAACATTGAGCTAACCGGAGATGTCACTGGCAATGTAAATTTCAATGGCACAGCGGATGTAGACATTTCATCTACTTTGTCGAACACGGCAGTCACTGCTGGCACATACGGTTCTGCTACTGCTTCCCCCCGTTTCACTGTTGATGCAAAGGGGCGGGTTACTGGAGTCTCCGAGGTTACCATTACAGGTGGTGGCGGAGGTGGCGGAGGCGGGTCTGATGCGACATCGATTCAGGGTGTTGCTGTTAGTTCTACTGATCCCACTACTGACGGCGAGGCACTGGTTTACACTGGCTCGGAGTATGAAGCTATCGCAGTGGTCAAGGATGCCAATGCGGTTTCAACCAATACTGCCAGCAAAGTGGTCAAGCGCGATTCCTCTGGTGACTTCGCCGCTGGAACTATCACTGCTGCCTTAACCGGAAATGCATCTACTGCAACTGCATGGGCAACGGGACGGGATGTTGCGCTTACGGGTGATGTTACTGGCACGGCAACCGGAGTGGATGGTTCGGGTAATGTATCAATCGCCTCCACCTTGGCTAACTCCGGTGTCACTGCTGCAACTTACGGTGATGCGAATACAGTAGCTCAAGTAGTGGTTGACGCTAAAGGGCGAATCACCACAGCCACTGACGTAGATATTTCCATCACAGCATCGCAGGTAAGTGACGCTGGCACTGCTGCCACACTCGATGCAGCTACTGCCAACTGGAATGCCAACAAGATACAGGGCAGGGATGTCGCAAGCTCGGCTCCGTCAGATGGTCAAACCCTTTCGTGGAACAATAGTGCAAGCCAGTGGGAACCGACCACGGGTAGTGCCACCAACGCCAACCAGTTGCAGGGTCGTGACATTCAGAATGTTGCTCCGAACGATGGTGAAAGTCTGATTTGGGATAACGGCAATAGTCGCTGGTCACCTGCTGCAATTAACATCGTAACCGATACCTCTCCCCAGCTAGGTGGCGATCTGGATTTGAACGGCCAGGACATCGTAAGCACATCCAACGCTGACATTGAGATTGCTCCGAACGGAACAGGCGCAACGGTGTTTAAGGGTAACACGAATGCTGGTGCAATTAAGCTGAACTGCGAATCAAACAGCCACGGGCAGACTATTATCGCTCAACCGCATTCTGCCGCTGTAACAAACACGCTCACGCTTCCTGCTGGTGCTGATCAAGAGATTGTCGGCACATCTGCTACCCAGACTCTTTCCAACAAAACTATAACGGGACTCGCCATCGGCACAGACGTTCAAGCCTACGATGCGGACACTGTTAAGTCCGACACTGCCACAAATTTCACTGCTCCTGTTCGGGGCGGCGTGGATAGCGACCAATCATCTGCTGGGGTTTGTGATTTGTCCGAAGCCAACAACCACGCGGTAGCAGTTTCAGGGACTACGCAAATTTCAGTAACCAACCCAACAGCCGGTCAATCAGGCGTCATCACGATCACGCATGACGGCAGCGCGGTTTCATTTTCCGGAATTAAATTTGAAAGCGGATCAGCCCCAACGCCATCCACGTCCGGTGTTGATCTACTGGCCTACTACGTTGAGTCCGCTAGTCGGGTTTCGGCGGTGTTGCTTAAAGCCACAGCATGATTATTGGCAATCCATTACTGCTCAAGAAAGCGGCGGCTGGCTCAACCCCCGCCGACCCTGTAACTCGTTCGCTGCGGTGGGATGATGGCAATAACTCTAATCTCTACAAAGCAACTGGCAGCACGGACACCACTTGGACAGTGGCAATGTGGGTCAAGCGTTCTAAACTGTCCTCATTGCAATATTTCTTTAGCTGGGGTGGGGATGGAATCAACTTCGACTCTTCTGATCGAATTTCAATCTGGAACGGGTCAGCTTACAGGTACACTACTGCCGTTTTTAGAGATACATCAAGTTGGTATCACCTCACGATTTCATGCAACGCTGGCACAATAACCATTTATGTTAACGGGGTAGCTCACGCCCTGTCCTCCAGCGTTTCCTACCCAGCTTGGGGCAATGTTTATTTCGGGCGATGGAGCGGCAATACTAGCTACAATTTTGACGGATACCTCGCAGACATATACGGAATCGAAGGTAGCGCACTAGACCACACCTCATTTACTGAATCGAATAATTACGGCGGCTATATTCCCAAAGCCTACACTGGATCATTCGGCACAAACGGATTCCACATCGACGCCCAGCCAGCCCACGATGCCGACCTCCTCGTAACTTCCGTGGCCCGCAACGATGGCGACACTGACTTTGCTGATGCGGCGAAGGGACACGGACTGACTGTTACCGGAAGTGTGCATCACGATGACACTGTTGGTAATCCGTTTGATTCCAGCGGCACTGCGATGCGCTTTGATGGAAGCGGGGATGAGATAGTTGCTTGGGTTGACGGCACTTCAGGAGATTACGATTTTGGCACAGCCGATTACACGATTGAATGCTGGGCTTATATTGATTCCTCTAATTCGGCGGCTGGAACCTACAATACGCTTTGGGCTTCTGCGCTGTATAAGAATCAGTTATTCGAGTACGCGGGAGATGTACATTATTACACAGGCTCATCTGGTGGAAGCAATCCCGCAACAGATGCAGTTTTCCCGACAAGTCAATGGAACCACGTTGCTGTTGTCCGTGACAGCGGGACGATGCGGCTTTATGTTAACGGTAAGTTCGGATTTTCGTACGACCAGTCTGGGGATGCGGGAGGTGGTCTAACTATTGGAGGAGGAATATCCGGTTACGCATCTTACTCAATGGACGGTCACATCTACGACTTCCGAGTAACAGGTGGTGAGGCAAAGTATAGCGGCACATCAACTGCATCTGATTGGGCTAACTTTGATGAGATAACAGCCCCATTCGAGCTAAACCCCGTCTATCTTGGCGGAGACCAAAGCGGCAACAAAAATCACTGGGAGCCGACGAACATCAGTACAACGGACATTCGAACAGACGTTCCTACTGACTCCTTCTGCGTAATGTCGCCAATCGACAAAGGCAGCGGCGTCACTCTCTCGGAGGGCAACCTAAAAGCGGTCTGCAATAACGATTGGGACAACGTGCGCGGAACGATGGGGGCCACGTCCGGTAAGTTCTACTACGAGGTTGTTGGCAACATAGCCGCATCGACTCGATGGAATGCTGGCGTTGATATAAATCAAAAGTGCCAAGTAGACACCTACAACAACAACACTGGTTCGATTGTTTACTCGCTTTACGATGGTAAAATTTACGATGGAGCGGGGGGTAACTCTAGTGCCACACAAGACCAATCCGAAACTAACGCCCGTATTGGAGTGGCTGTTGACATTGACGCTGGAAAGGTTTGGTTTCGGTTTAATAATGGAAGCTGGGAATTATCTGGCGGCGACCCGACTAGCGGAAGCTCCAGCGGCTCGGAGACGTTCACGGCTGGCTCATTAGTCCAACCTCTGTTTGCGGGGTACGGAGCCACGTTCACTGTTTACTTTCAAGAGTCGGAATGGACTGACACTGCGCCAACAGATTACGGGGAATGGAAAACTTCTAGGCTCGGTACGCCAGTCATCAAGCCAGCAGAAAATTTCAACACCGTGCTTTACACGGGGACGCGGGACAACAGCAACTCTCTCGGAGCCACGTCAAACCCCGTCAGCGGAATGGGGTTTTCTCCGGAACTACTATGGATTAAGGATAGAGATAACCAGTCCACTAACAACGGAAGTGGGTACAGCGGTCACTGGCTATTTGATTCGGTTCAAGGCAGCGGTAAGGCTCTTAACATTGATGGCGGTTACTACACTGGCTCAAATGATTTTAGCGGCAACGGCACTGGAGTGTCTTCATTCACTAGCCCAACGGGAGGATTTACATTAGGTGATTCGGAGGCTGTCAACTTTGCTTACGACAGCGATTACAATGGCTCAATCGACACCTACGAACGCTATGTGGCTTGGGGCTGGAAGCTCGGCCAGAGCGGCAGTTCATCAACTTGGGCCGCCGGAAACACTGATCCTACAACGGAGAAGTACAATTCATCGGCTGGGGTGTCAGTCATTCGGCAAGAGGAGACTAGCAGCAGCTATCCGATGACAGGAGTAACCGTGAATCACAGCCTTGGTGCTGAACCGGAGTTCGCGTTCCTAATAGACGTCACATCAAACACATCCGATATATTCGCGTGGCACAAGGATTTAGACGCCAATAAATATCTCAAGCTCAACCAAAATTCAGTCCAAACAACTGGCAGCGGATACTTCCCATCTGGGTGTAGCACGGCAACCACATTCCAGATTGGCGGAGATATCGCGGGGGCTAATTCTATGGATGGGTATTGGGACATTTATCTGTATTTGTTTTCTGGAGTCGAGGGCTATTCAAAGTTCGGCAAATACAAAGGCAACGCCAGCGCGGATGGGCCATTTATCTACACTGGATTCCGACCAGCCTTTGTTTTGATAAAGCCTTCTTCCACTTCTGGTAGCTGGCTATTGTTTGATAGCGCAAGAGACAGCAGCAACTCAATGAATAATACTTTGTATCCTCACAACTCTAATGCTGAAAGCGGGTCTGGTGAAATTATAGATTTTTATAGTTCGGGATTTAAGATTAGAGGCAACTACACGGACATTAACTCAAATGCCGACACGAAAATCTATGCAGCTTTTGCGGAGACCCCGTTCGCTAGGGCAAATGCTCGCTAACTAACAGAAAGATTTTACTATGCCATATACCACAACAGAAGGACGCACGTTGCCGATGGACAAAGCGTTCAGTCACAACAACATTTCATTCCCTGCTAATTGGCTTCGGGTGTCCACACCTGCTGACAAAGAAGCGCAAGGCATTAGCTGGGTGACACCGGAAGAACCGCCAGTTGTCCGTGCGCCGTTGGATCGTGAGAAGGCTAACGGCATTGCGCGAGCAAAAGATACTGCTGGCAAGATGCTGGCTGGTAGTGATTGGCAGGTTGTGGCCTCGGTGGAAAGGCAACGTGCAGTGCCAACCGATTGGGCCGAATACCGCGCAGCAGTGATTGCCGAGACGGATCGGTTGGAAGGCGAATACAACGCTGCTGAAAGCTACACTGACATTGACTTAATTAAGCAGAACTGGCCGATTAATCCAGATGAACAGGCCGAGCGTGACCGGATGGAATCTGAAGAAGAGGCGGCTAAATCAAAACGCGAGGAGGATAAAGATGGCGAATAAAAATAAGAAATCTAAAAAAGGAAAAAAGGGCGGATATGGCTACTAAAACGAAAGCCCTAACAGCACGCCAACAGGCTACGCTTAAACGTCACTCGACGCACCACAGTGGTAAGCATATGGCGGAGATGCGTAAGTCGATGAAATCTGGCAAGACCTTCGGGCAAGCGCATAAAGCTGCTATGAAAAAAGTGGGTAAGTAATGGCAGAATACGACCCTAATTCATTGTCGGCGCAACTGGCTAGGATTGAGTCTCGGCAGATACATATAGCTGACCGTCTTGACGAGATTGCAGAGCGTATGAATAATCATTCATTAAGGCTGAAGTACCTGGAAGAATTTCGATGGAAACTCGTCGGCGCAATTGGACTTGGATCAGCGGGTGGGGCGGCAGCTTTCTCTAAACTATTTGGTGGAGAATAACATGAAAGAAAAACTGAAAAGCAGAAAACTATGGGTAGCGGTTGGAGGTCTTTTGACTGTTGCCGCTACTGAATGGCTCAACCTTTCTCCTGAACTAACGGAGCAACTGGTTAGTGCCGTGATTATAATCGTTCCTGCCTACATTGGAGGTCAGGGGATTGTGGACGCAATGAAAGAATACGCTGCCAAAAAATGATACTAGACCTACTGGCCGCCTTGAGGGCGATCCCGAAGATTGTGGATGCCCTTGAGCGGCTGGGGGATGTGGCTACGGCAGCACAGGCACAAGCTCGCGAGAATGAGAAGAATGATAAAATTTACGATCTTATTGATGCTGCTCGCGAGCGCAGGATGCATAAGCGAGAAGCTGAACGGGTTTCAGGAGATAGCCGAGAGACATCCACTGGGGATGGAGCAGATAACGGAGCATCCGGAGAGTGAGGCACTCATAATAGATTTAGGTCGGTATATAAACGAACTGGAGCGTCGAATAGAAGGCAAACGATGACATTAAGCGAACTGGCAGATCAGATTACGACGAAATTGAGCGACACCGATAGCGCATCGGTTGTGACTTGCAAAAAGTTTATCAATAACCGCTACCGCATGGTTTGGGAGTCGCAACTTTGGACTCAAACCTTGGGCGTGGTCAGCGCGTCTGTTAGTGCGAATGACGAAACGGTCACCTTGTCTGGCGACCCAACAATATTCTATTACCCGACATCCACCACCACGGCATCCACCGCGCCTCGGTTGGACTTCGTTGTGGCGGCAAAGTTTACTGAAACCGGCAAGGATGAAGGCCATGAAATAAGCGGCCAGAATTGGATACAGTTCTTCCAGCTTGACCCTAATATCTGGAACAACACGGCAGATCGCCGCACCACTCCGGTTAACTTTACTCCGCTACCCAAAGACGCCAGCGGAAACTGCCGGATCAAGCCCATACCCACTCCCAACGCCGCCGGAACGGTTTACGCGCTTGGCAAGCTGAAGAACACTGACCTCGGCGACTCCGACTCTCCGGTGATTCCAGGTGTTGACAATGTTCTGCTGGCATATGCTGAAGGGGATATGCTTGAGCGTTCCATGCAGTACAGCAAGGCGCAGCTAAAATTTACCGAGGCGACAACACTTTTGCAGATTAGCCGCGAACTGGACAACGTCCAACAGAACAAGGTTTCAGTTATTGTGCCGGATGTGCCGTCACACTGGAGCCGAAACGATTTCATCATTAACTGATGCCCACTTTAAGCAACAATGCCCTTGATGACCCCATCTTAATTGATGGGAATGATTCCTTTGTTGGCGGTCAAGTTAGCGCGACCCGCGCGAATCTTGTGCCTGAAAACGGGTATGTTGAGGGTAAGAACATTGACCTCGATGAGTTTGGTAATGCTGTAACTCGCAGGGGAGCGGCATTAACTTTAGGTTACCTGTCATGGGATTCAGCATCCAATAACTGGGAAGCTGAAGGGCAATTATGGAACGGGGTTACTGCGCCGATTACGGGCGCAAGTTACTTTGATTCCGGAACTACTGAAAGGTTGGTGCTGGCAGATGGTTCCAACAACCTGAAGATTTCAACTGAATCGGGAACTTACTCCACCATCAGCGGATCATCACTGGCGGCTGGTTCGGATGTGAACTTCGCGCAACTTGCCAACCGGATGTACTACTGCGATGGGGATGGGGCGTTGCGTTACATTGATGACTCTGGAACCAATCAATCCATCTCCGGCGGGCGGATTACTTCCATCGAAATAACCACTAAAGGTGAAGGTTATACGACTGCCCCCACAATTGCCTTTTCATCTGGCGGCGCGGCGGCGACTGCCAACATGGGTTACGGAGGTAAGGTGGTAGGCGCGAATATACCCACTCCTGGCAGCGGATACTCTACTACCACGCCACCCACTATAACATTTACCGCAGCACCTTCAGGCGGAACCACTGCCGAAGGTATCGCCAAGGTTAGTCAGACGCCTAACAAGCCGAAGCTGCTTGTTTCTCACACTAACCGGCTATTTGCCACCAGTGCAGACACCGCCGTGCCGTCTGACACGATTTATTGCAGCGACATCCTAGATGGTGAGTCGTTCGATTTGGCGGGCAACAGCATACGAGTGGGTGGTGGTGATGGTGACCCCATTGTTGCCCTGACATCTTGGTTTGATTTTAACCTACTAGTGTTTAAAGAGCGTTCGATTTGGGTGGTAAACGCTAATCCGGCTCAAAGCGTAGCTGAATGGCAAATCCGATTAATCAATAACCGCGTGGGTTGCGTGGCAGCGCGCACAGTGCAGCAAGTTGGCTCCGATGTGCTGTTTATGTCGCGTGATGGTGTTCGGTCAGTGAAGACTATTGAGTCCGGCGCGCAAACCGACATCTCTCAACCTTTATCCAGCCCCATCAACGATTTGGTGGGTCAAATCAACCAATCAGCGATCAGCAAGTGCGCCGCAGTTTATTGGCGAAACCGTTATTTAATCGCTGTCCCACTTGGTAGTGCTACCGAGCCGGATCATGTGTTGTGCTACCACCTACTTGCCTCGTCATGGACAGGGTTCTGGACGGGATGGCAACCGCGCGATTGGGTGATTACCGCATTTGGCGGAAAGCTGCGGCTTAACTTTGGCGACCAAAGCGGCAAGCTGTTTACTTGGGACGATTTTACTGCGGAAAACTCTACGACACTTACGAACTATCAAGATGGCGGAACTGATTACGAGTCGTACATCAAAACGCGCGCATATCGCTTTGGTGAGACTTGGGGCGACAAGATCGGTCACTCGGTTCAGTTTAACTTGGAGAACATTCACTCCACGGACATTTCGGCAGATTTGGACTACTACAAGGATTTGAGTAGCACCGAATCTGAATTGGCGAGCAATGTGACTATTGCCGCGAACAGCAACCTTGTCCGCAAGGGGTACAACTTAATCCCGAAAGGGCGATTTAACCAAATGCAATTTAAGGTCAAGGCCGACTCCGGACGCCTTGCAGTTCACTCGATACAAGCGAGTGCATTTGGGCAACCAATTAAACCGGAGAGATAGGCCAGTGGATGGGACTAGTGCCAGAGATTTTGGAGTTGGTGATGTCATCGATTTTATACGAGGAAATGACCGAAGGGGAACTTGTTTCGGAAGATGGCCAAACAATATCCTTTCACCTTTCATCAGTTTCTCCGCCGACATTGGAAGTATGCACCTCGTCCAGAAAGATGGCGAGTTGGTCGCAGTCGGTTTTGCGAGACAAGTCGATGAAGACGATTTGGATCGGCATTGGCTACCCCAGAAAAGGGAAGGCACTGCTATCGAGTTCCAAGACGTATTATCAAAAAACAAGCAAGGGCTGGAAACTCTCATCGATGAATTTACATCGAGGCATCCCGATTGGCGTGAAAAAAAACTGTTCGCCACTCGACATGGTCAAAGGAAGAGGATTCAACCCGAACTAATCGAAAGGCTCATGGCTTGAATTTAGAAGGCCCAGTTGTCAGAGGTGAAGGCTTTGCAGAGAAAGTCCCAACTGCTAATATAGCACTCGATAAGCCTGTCGAGGTGGGGTGCTATCGTGGGATTGCATATGCAGGAGCAGACAAGCTGGGGGATGCTGCGGTGTGGGTCATGCCACATCAACCATTCATTGCCGAGGCATATATTTCGGGATACGAGGGCGACCTCTACGACACCTACCTTACAATTCAAAATATGACTAAACTAAATCGGGAAGATTTAAAGGGACTATACGACAAGGCACTGGCATGAACGACTTGATTCAAAGATGCGAGCAATTGGCGCGGCAGATTGTCGAAGCCAAGGGACAACAGTTTTGGGCAGCGCGCGGAGCGTTGAACAAGGGAACCCCACCACCACAACCGGCCCAGCCCAGCTACGGAGAGGGCGTCGAGACGGCAGCGGAATGGGCACCCATTATTGCTGGCGTAGAATCAGCGCGTAGGTTGGGCAAGGGGTACACCTATCAGCATCCAGAAACCGGAGAAACCAAGACGGTTGATTTCACCAACCTTGGCGATGTCGAGATGGCGAAAGTCATGCAGGACTTTCAGAATCAGTCTGCATCCGAAAACGCCAGAGTACTACTAGACCTTTATAAAGAGTATGGCCCGCAGTTTGTTGAGTCTTCCCGCGACCAACTGCGACAAGCTGATCCAAAAGGCTTTGAGGCGCGCGAGACACTCGGCGACAAGGTTCTGGCGGACATGGACAACATCCCATCCGTGCCGGATGCTCCAGAGCTTGAGTCCCTAGACCAGGATACAGTACTTCAGGCTGATCCGGAGACGCTTGCTGCTCGTAAAGATGCCGAACGCAGCTTGGTGGAGCGATTGCAGTCCGGTGAGTTTAGTCAACGCGCCGCCAAGCGGGCAGGGGACATCGCTAAAGGGCGTCAGGCCGCTTCTGGCAACATCTTTGGAGGCGGGGCAGTGTTACAGCAGTCCATCGCCGAAACGGGCGCAGAGGACGCCGCCAGCCGCCAAGCGGTTGCGGACTATCTTGGGTTCCTACAGTCTGGCCAATCGGCAGAGGATTATAGCTCGCGCCTCGCAATGGCTAACCAGCAAAACCAATTGACCGGCCAAGCGAGCCGGAATCAAGCATCACAGCAAAGTTACGCCAATGCGATGAATCGCTTGAGTGGGCAGGAGACGATGAACCAGCAACGCATGGGCAACCTGCAAGCATTTGCCTTCGGCCAACCGCTGGTTAATCAGCTTGGATCACTGGGCGGAATGCAGCAGCAAGCGGCTCCGTATGCTCCGACTCAAGTTGCCGGATACGGTCAGTCTATCGGGCAGCAAATGGGCAATGTTCAAAGTCTTAA